TAAAGTTATACCAGTTGTTTCAGGTTTGTCAATACTTAACGAGCACTTCCGCTAATATCGTATACAAACTTACCTGATTGTAATGCTTTAGCAATAGCTTCTTGGTTCTTTTCATACTCAAAGGTAGACATTTTACTCACCTCTGACTCATAAAACACACCATCTTTGCTCTCACCTGTAGGCGCAGAACGACTACCACGGGTGTTTACGCTTTCAGCAGCACCCCTATCTGAGGTGGTTTTCTTAGTCTTAATACCTTTATCAGCTTTGTATAAGTCGATGGCACGGGCAGCAGACACGGCATCACTCTCATTATCATACAAAGCATCTTGCACCCACTTAGGTTGTTCTTCAACCCAGTTGTGGAAAGCATCATCATCACGGATGCTATCAAAATCTGGGTGTAAACGTGTCAAATCAGCTTCTGCTTTTTCCTTAGCTGTCTGATGCTCACGCTCATCTAGTTGTTTGAATCGTTCATCTAATGCTTGGGTTTGCTCTTTAGCCTTTTTAATTGCAATGGTTTCAACAATCTTTGCAACATCAGGATAGGCTCTAGCCCACTCATTCAACTCTTCTTCACTCTTAGGAAGCTTGATTTGCTTCTCTGTACTTTGCTGTAGCTGTGAGCGAAGCTCATCAATTTGCTTTTGCAAAACTACTTGCTGTTGCTGAGAATGTCTACGCAGATCACCATAACGCTTTTTAAAGCTTTTCTCTTCTGCGCTTAAGTTGCTGTCCTCAGGGTCTTGAGGATTGCTCTTATCTTCAGCCAATTCTTTCAACTCAGCTTCTTCTTGTTCAATCCGATCCTTGTTAGCATTACGCTTACCAAAGGGAGAGAAAGCCTGAGCTTGTTGATTCTGATTAATTACCGCTTCTGTCATAACATACCTTTAAGTTGGGGCTAACTGTAGCTGCATAGCAGGGAGATAGGTAGCCATATGGTGGGAAATTGTTGATACTCACCAGCCCACCTCTGGCTTGAGTATGCTAATTATATAGTATTATCTTTTAGAGGCAATGCCTTTTTTACGGGCAGGTGTTGGTTTCTTTGTACGCTTAGCAACTAAACCGCCTTTAGCAAATGCGCTATCTCCATCTGCTCCAGTACCGGGACCGCCTCCAGTATTACCGCTTGAATCACCAGCAGCAGCAGCATCACCGGGAGCGGCAGCAGCGGCAGCATTAGCCGCAGGTCCAGAGTCAGCATCATCTGCATCAGCGGCAGCAGAAGCAGCAGCAGCGGCATTAGCTCCGGGGCCAGAGTCAGCATCATCTGCGTCAGCGGCAGCAGCAGCGGCAGCGGCAGCAGCAGCGGCATCAGAAGGAGTAGCTACAGCATCTACAACAGCAACATCATTTATAGGGGCATTAGGATTTGTAATTGATGAGATGGCATTGGCAATGGCTCCAATGGCAATACCAATTGGAGCGTTACCAATAGATGTACCAGAAGGACCACCAACACCAGAACCAGTGCCTACAGATGCACCACCCTCTGGACCTGTTGGACCATCACCACCACCAGACTCAATTGTCTCTGTGGCTGTAACAATTGGTTTAGTCTCATCAGTCTTCTTAGTCTCTGCAATAAATTGACCAGCAGAACCCGCAAACTCATAGCCAGCAGGAATGGCTATGGAAGGCTTGTCATTGAAGAAAGTGATATACATCACTCTGCCTTCTTTATTCTTATAAGCTCTAACATCTAAAGCTGGATTGGTGATGGATGTTTTAGGGATGTTGTATTTAGCAAGATAGTCTGTTCCAGACTCAGCAAAACCACCAGCAGCAAACTTCTTCGCCCCCATCTGCTCACCATCAACTTCTTTCATGATGTCATCAATCTCAGAATCAAAGCCTTCTTCATCTTCATGTAAGGCTTCTGGATTTTCTACTTGATCAGCATTACCCATCTGACCAATCTCTGACATGCGAGACAATCCTTGCTTAGCTTCATCACGAAGCTTCATCAATCTTTCAAGACCAATGTATCTAACAACATCAGCAGGGATGACAAACTCACCCTCGCTCAGCTTAGCATCAATATCATCTCTCACTTCGTTCTGTAAAGAACCGGGAGGAACATCATTGCCTGACACAGGATCTACTGTGCCTCCTTCATCATTCATACCGCCCTCAGCGAACAGCCTATTCATATCGTTTGATGCCATACCACCCTCTGCAAATTTATTAGAAGCTTCTGGTGCTGGAAATTTCTCATTACCAGTACTAGATGCAAATGGACTCATACCTTTATTAATTCTGAACTTTGCCCATGATTCAGCTTTATCATAAATATCATCAGTAGGTTTCTCACCCTTTAATAAAATATCAAGTTCTTCTTTAGACAAGGTTGGAACAATTAATGGATACTCTACTTTTTTACCTTCGTATTCAAACTCAGATGATAGCTCTGTAGAGCTGTCACCATCTGGTCTTTTCAAGTCACCAAAAAATCCCTTACCTTTAGGTGAGATAGATCCATGCCGCATCCCATAAGGAGCAACCCCTTTATCAGTAAAGTTATCTTTCGACATTAACTTCATCCTTTAGATGTTTTAGTCTGCGTAAAGCAGCAACGGCTCCTTGAGCCTTTCCAATTTCACGAACATCAGTAGCTTGTTCTAAGTTTTTATGTTGCTGAGCAATCTCAGCATCAAGTAGTTCTAAGAACGCTTCCCATGTAGCGTTAGTGTTTACAAAGCCTTTAAGCTTGGGGAGGTACGGCTTGGACATTACCAGCAAATCCTTGTTCACCCGGCACTGGTGCAGCACCAACGCCAATATTTCCACCACCACCACCAGTCATATCAGCCACTGGAGGAGGGCCACCTTCTGGACCACCAACAGGAGGAGCACCCTCTGCTGGTGCAGCAGGAGCCGTAGCTTGCTGCATTAACAATGCTTGACGCATTGCTTCTTCCATATTGTTAGTAACCTTGTCTGGATCTAAGTCCATGCTCTTAGCAATTTCACGAATGATGTATGGGAACTTAGCAAAGGGCATCAATGCAGGAGAGCTTGCAATCTGCAAGAACTGCATCAAGCGTTGACTCCTCACCTCATTAGCCATCAAGCTCTCTGTACCTCTGGCTGTAACTTCCAAGTCTCCTTTAATGCTTTGATCAAAATCAAATTGCATGTTGAAGCTAAAGAAAGCCTTACCCAAAGGAGCTAACAAATAATCATCCACATTCTTGATGATGGTTTTAACACTACCAGAAGCAGCATTCATCAACATAGAAATACCAGAGGCTGTCCTACCTACACCACTCACACCAGTTTGTCCGTGTGCAAACGATGGCATGCCTGTGGATTCATCAGCAAGCTGCCTAGCTTTATCAAACAGTTGTAAGTTCTCAGCAGCTACGTTAGGAAACTTAGTTCCAAACAAGCTTTGACCGGGAGCACCACCCTGTCTCCTAAACACTTTACCGGGATAGACAGACATGTCTTGTCCGGGAACAAGGTTGGTTTCATCAACCTCAAACACAAGGTTGCCAGACAACACTGCATTGTCCACTGCCATACGCATAAAACCATTCATGAGGGTCTGGGTGTCGTCCATGTTTTCGGCAACACCAATGCCAAATAGAGAGTAGGGGTTTAATTCGCAAGGAGCAGCATAGTATGGAATGTTGGCTGGCTTAAACGGATTTAATACTAAGCGCATAATCTTGTTGTTACAAAACCATACGTTAGCTTGGAGTTCTTTATAGCTTTCTAATTCTTTTGGAATGTCAATGTCATTCTCTGCTAGTTTTTCAATATCAATACTACCCCAATATTCCAACACTTCAAATCTATCTGTGCCTAAATTAGGAGCATAGTCTCTTAAGTCATCTTCCCAATACTTCTTAATATAAGAAGAACCCTCATCAATAACATCTTCAATAACATTGGCTCTAAACAAAGGACGATTCTTCAAAGCCCTAAGTTGTGTAGCACTTAGCTTATGACGCTCAATAATGTATTGAGCTTCTTCCATGTTAGTGGCATCAGGATCGGGATAGAAGTTCCAAATGGACACATGTGCTGTGTCTGGTACTGTCTTCATCTCAGGCTTGTAAGTGCCTTCTTCATCCCAACTTGGATACTCTTTAGTTTTAGCGAATGGACCCTTCATGATGCCAGTGCCAAACAAAGCCATCTCAAAGGCAGTGGAACGCAGGTGCTTATTAGCACCACTCTCATCCAACTGGTCATGTATCTTCTTCTCCATCTTCTTAGCTGCCACCATAGCAGGGTGGAAGGTGATGGAGGTAGGTGTTACACCCGGACCTTCTTTGAGATTTTCAGTGTCTTTAAGTTGGTTCTTAAATGGACCAAGCTTGTCCATCAAAGAAGAAAGTGTAGCACCCGGTGCTAGGTCTTTACCATCACCTTTATAACCAAAGGGAGAAGCCATCTCAGGCTCAGCACCTTCTGGTGCTTTTGGATCTAAATGTACTGAATCTACTACACCGTCTGGTAGTACAGTGGGATCAACACTCAAGGGAAACTTGTTATTAGCAAATAACACATCAGTGATTTGACCATATGCTGCAAGCACCTTGGTTTTTGTCACCTTAATGAATACACGACTCTTCTCTGTCTCTGTAAATTTAACATCTGGTCCATAAAGACCACGATAGTTCCTATAAGCCTTGAGCCAACGCTGTTCATCCTGTCTGCGGTTTTCTTCAGACTTTGTATATCTTTCATTTAAGAAACTTAAAAGAGAATTACCAGTGAATGGCTTCTTCTCTCCATCTTTTCTGTCTCCTAAACCAATGGACTTGTCATCCATGAAATTGTTTGTCGCCATAAATACCCTTTAATACCCGAATGTGGGGTCTGCCATCTTCATACCACTACCACCAGAGGTTAATGGATTGTAATCAAACAAACTACTGCGTGGTCTACTCATTACACCATAACGAATAGCATCATATAAGTGATCTTCAGCCTTAGTATCAATATCTTCTGGGTTTCTCTTGTCCAAAGGTATGATGGGTAGCTGAGCAATCGTATTCACACAGTTGCTTGTTATAACTAGTCTTGGTTGTTCTGTAAAGGGGTCAAGTTGTAGCCTTCGATGCAGCTCATTCTTACCAGATACCCTACTTCCAGCACTTCTATCCGCTGGCCTCCACCTACAACCCTCTGCAATCATCTGTTCTGCCAGTGATGGACCTGTATCACCCCTCTTATGCCAGCAACTACTGTCCAATACACCATATCTCATAGGACCATCGTTCTCTTCAGCCCTCATTACCATGTGAGCGAGGTCTTTGGCAAGTACCTTGCTAACATATAGCTCACGATAGATGACCAATTGCTCACTTGGAGACACAGCAAACCACACCACAGCACTAAAGCTTCCGTATCCATAGTCACAAGCCCTAAATTTAGTCCAATTATTTGGTATGTGGAACGGTTCCACTACATGTATCTGCCTATTAAACTCAGTGAAGGCTGCACCTTCAGCAATATCCCAGTTACCCTCTAGTAGTTGCTTCCTCTGATGCTCAGGAAGAGACAACAACATGGTTTCATAGTCACCTGTCTGCATCAAGTAGGGGTTATCTGCCAACATAGCAGGGATAAACCTACGTTTGAACAGTGCTTGCCCCTCTTTACTGTGTCCTTTTGGATAGACTAGGGTGGTACTGCTCTCAATATCTGTAGCATCAAACGCTTTACCCGCTGGAGAAGGGTCAATAAACATCTTCTTCACCCAAGCATGACCCGGACCACCCGGATTTGTTGTAGCTCTCATGAAGATTGGTAGGTCTGACGCTGCTGTACGCAAGCGAGAGCGCATATAGTTCCACGGAAATGGCGTATGCCACTGCGTCAACTCATCAAAACCAATCCAGCTAAACGCCAAACCCTGATATCTCAATACATCTTCATCTCTATCAAGGTAGGACATCCATAGCCTAGCCCCTGATGGTGCTTCCCACTGCATCTTTCTCTCACTCCACTTGATGCCGGGATAAATCTTTGGATAAAGCTCTTGGCTTTTCCAGATGAGTTCTCGAAGTTCCTCTGTCGTGTGACGCAGAAGCAACCCAGAAAACTGCGGATGCACCATATATCTCAATGGATCTGCCAACATAGCGTAGCTTTTACCACCGCCAGCAGCACCACCATATAACACTTCCCTCTCTGAGGAAGCTAAGAAGAATGTTTGTGGCCCCGGATTGGGCTTAAACAACACTTCTCTTTCATCATCTATCGGTAGGGCTGTCTCCTCCGAGCTTGCTATCGATATATTGGGTAAGCTTGCTGTACTGCTCTGACTCGAAGTATCTTGTTTGGTCTTCCCTGCCGAGCCTCTTAGATTTTTCTTCGTACCTTTCCGCTTGCTCAAGGGCTTTTTGGAGCCTTGTGGCAAGGTTGCGGTAAGTAGCGGATTTTCGTCCATGAGTTCTTTCAGTCTTTATTCTCTTTAACAATCCCACATGGCTTATAGTTCTACCTGTGGTAGTGGTAAGCCAAGCTGCTACCTGCCTAGAACTGTATTGTTTTAAATGTTTCTTAGCTAGTTCTAACGCTTCAAGCTCTGTAGGTATTGGCTGCAGGAGGCTAGGGTCTTCTTCATCTTGTCTGTAACCAAATGGTATAGTGTTTCTAATTTTTGGAATAGGTACATATGTTTCCTTTGCTTTCGGTTGAGGCAATATCCAAGCCCCTAAGTCTCTCTCACTCACTGCTATCTTTGGCTGGTAAAATCATGATGCCGTTAGGTGCTGTCACCTGAACCTTTTCTGTTTTTACCAAACCAGCCCTGTCTAACAAATCCTTAGCAGCATTGAGCTTCTCTTTTAAGCCTAGCTCTGTAGGGTCAGCAATACCACTGACAACAGCCATAGCTGCTCTAGGGGCGTTCATGGCGATGTATAACTGTGTAGCTTCAATCACTTCTTCCTTGAGAGTGTCCATGATGAGCTTGGTAGCATAACCTTCGCTATAGCCAGCAAGCTGTCTAGCCTTGGCTGGATTGCCACCAGCCTCAGCAAATAACACCTCAATGAACTTCTTCTGTTGTTCGTTTAGTTCTCTTTTAGCCATGATTAAAATAGTCCTTGTTCATAATATTCTTCTACAGTGACAGTGGTGTCCATACTACTACCAGCCTCTGGTGTGACTACCAAGGTGTCACCGGGATAGAGAGCAAGATAACTACCATCCAGTTTTAGATAGCCGTAGGCAGAAAGAACATAACCACCAACAATGTAATAGCTTGCACTTGCACTAGCATCTGTCCATTGAATAGAAACAGTTTTGTTATTGCCTCCATGATTGGAAACAAATAACAAATTCATCTTGGCAATGAAATTATCAGGACAAGTGTAGATGGTGTTAGCAACTCCCGCTGTCAACACTTTTCCTACACTTCTAATCTTTGGCTCTTTGTTCACTTCTTAGCTTTCACTTTAGCTTCAGACAAAGCAATGGCAATAGCTTGCTTGGGGTTGGTAACAACTTTGCCACCTTTACCACTATGCAAGCCTTTGTCTTTAAACTCACCCATCACCTTAGCAATTTTAGCTGTTTGCTTTTTAGTAGCCATAGTTTATTTCTTCTTAGCCATCTTCTTTGGTATGCCAATCATGATGGCAATGGTAGCTTTACCCTTACCCTCTTTAGCCATACACTTACCTGCAGCTTTACACTTAGCAGGAGAAGGACATCCCTCACAAGGTTTAAAAGATTTCTTAGTAGCCATTACTTTTTCTTTCCACCAGAAGCAGGTACAGAAGCACCACAGTTTGCATAACCACCTTTATTCATCTTAACCGAGCCACCCTTAGACATCATGGGAGGAGTTGGCATAGGCGTAGAATAACCACCACCCATCATTTTCTTTTGTTTGTTAGTGGCTGTACGGCTACCTCTTACAGGCATACCACCCATAGCAAGCTTAACAGGAGGCTTCTTAGTTTCTTCAAAAGCTTTACGCTCTAGCTCATTAGCTCTGTCCAAATAGGTGTTTCTCACCTCTTGAGGAATGGAAGTGTCCTTAGCCTTCTCTCTGTACATCTTTACTTTCTCTGCATCGGTAGCCATAGTTTCTCCTTTTAGTTACCACTTAACCTTGTCTGCCCAATAAGCAGCAGACATCTTACCCTTGTTTATATTCTCAGCATGACGAGCTTTGAAGCTCTTCTGCCTAGCTTTGTCCTTAGCTGTGTCTGGACTAGAGCCAGCACCACTAACACCCTGCTGTCCAAACCTAATAAGCTTCACTGTATCACCCTCTTTAGCTAACACAGCATGACTCTTTGTTGGATGCTTAGGAGTTGCCTTAGGCTTGTTATACCCTGAAAACTCTTCACTACCTTTTTTAATCATCTGAACTTGCTCACTTTCTTAGCAATGGCCTTAGGCTGTTTAACAAACTGCTTACCAGCTTTTGTACCTTCACGCTTAGCTTTAGTGGTGGCAGCATACTCAGCAGAGCTTAAAGACTTAATGGCAGCTTCAGGTAGATATCTCTCTCCTGTTTTAGAAGAAGGTTTACCAGACTTAGTTGTCCACTTCTGGTCTGTCCAATCTTTTAAAGACTTCTGAGGAGCTTTCATTTGTAACCACCACCCTTGGCTTTATATTGCTTAGCAACCATCTGTGCTTTCCTAGCAGACCATTCACCAGCATCACCACCTTTAGTACCAGCTTTAACACTAGCTACTAACGCTTTCCTCATCTCAGGCTTGGTGTAGTTACCTGCAGCATTAACTGTACTTTTCTTTGTAGCCATGTTGTTTCTTCTTTGGTAAGTGTCTATGCTCTTTCCATCCCTCAGCTCTCATAGCATCTTCAACTCTGTCTAAGGGAAATACATATCCTGTGTTTTTCTCCAGTGCTGCTCTAACATAGTAAACATCACTGTGGAATAAATGCATCTTGTCTACATAACCTCTGTGTAACGCTAGTGAAGCCTGTGTAGCCACACTGTAGGGATATGTGTTTGTTAAACCTCTGTCTTCTAACTCTTGTCGGGTGTATAAGTTCATAATGCTTTATGCTAACACACATAGCCTAGCTAAGGTGGTATGGTAGCATTTATTGCTACACATAACAACCTATCCCAATGTATGTCTATAGCGTTGACAGTGCAGATCCTGTGAAGAAACTACTACCACTATCTGTAGATATCTGTCTATATCACATTGTGAAATACAGCTACCTACCACTAATATCTAGAACATACACCTAGAAAGCCCATAAGGGATGTGTTCATCTATGGCTGTTGTTAGCCCACCCTTTTAGCAACAGCTTTTAACAAGTACCCACATCAAGTCTAGTCTGGTCAGTGTAAGGTGTACCACTGCCAGTGTCCAAAGCAAGACAACAAAGTGGCCCCTTTGTTATCTTCTCTGAGTCTTTTCTCTTCAGCAGCCGATTGCAAGCTCATTTCTTTACCTGTAGCCGGAAGGTAGCTCATACTTTGTTTCGTATCGCCTGTATGCATAGAGCATACATGGTGCAGGTACGGGTAGTTTTACACATATTGAAACCAATGTCAAGCTTTTTTTGTAGGAGATAACAAGATGTTTTAGCTATTTAGCAAATGGTCCATATGGGGGTGTTTATAAACCTATAGCTGATACTTATAAGTTGCATGAAACTTCAATGAGAATAGTTCTTGTTTAAGCGTAACTACTACAATTATTTCAAACACTGTACACATAGAAGTGTACGGAAGGTAACAGTTTGTGTAACTTTATGAACACAGTTGATCTGTCCCTAATTGTTTAATATACTGAACATAACAGCCCCTCCTAGCACTAGCGTGTACACATCTCTGATGCAACATAGTGCATGTTGATCTGTCCCTAATTGTTTTTATGGCGGTGTGGGAGCTGCCAAATATGGAGTTTGGTTAACAGACTCTATTTTCCTGATTTTTGGACGAGGCCATATACATATAGCGTACACCCCCCCACTGGCCCCCGCCCACCCTCGCATCGCAGCCCTGCGCCTGCTACACAACGAAGTAGCGCATGCCGAATCTTTGAGTGATTCAAAGATACCCAATGCATTCAACTCAAAGAAAAGATTCTTTAATGATATCAATGACTTAGAAGATATTGGAAACTGATTCAAAATCGGTTCACCATGTCAAAAATGGTTATAAAAAGTAACGATATTTTGGCATAACCCCACTGACAAAAGGGTCGGTATATCCACCACCCTCTAAAGAGAATGCCCCGATCAGTAAAGTTATCCACAGCAAAACCAAAGTTGTCAACAACTACCCCAATCGGTAAAGTTATCCACAGCACAACACTGGGTTATCCACCGATTGCCAAACCAAGCCAAGAACAAGTTGTGGATAAGTCTCTATTACTTTCTATATTTATAATCACAAAAGACATGCCAACTTGTTGGCATCTTCTTTTGTTTAAATATAGAAAGATCTGCGCCTACATGCCTGAATCCATGTCTTTCATTTAATAGAGAAAATATCCTTTTTCATGGTAGTGAAAAAAGGGTATTTTCTCTTGAATTCATTAAATGAAAGACATGAAGATGAAAACTGTTGACCAAAACCAACCTGATCCAGTTCGCTTTTTGGATCTAGCAAAAGCAGTTCTTGATAACTGTGGTGACATCCTTTGGGATGTCCTTGAAGAATTTCACGATTCTGAGGGTCGAAAAACCCAGAAATTCATTAGAAGCATCCTGACAAAAGGGGAATTTTCTGACTCTCAGATCACTGAATTCAGAAGTTATCTTTGTGATGAACTCCGTATCATAGAAGCCCTCAAAGGTCATGAATATGCTTCAGAAGAAGCAGGATATGCCGAATTGTTGGCACTGAGCAAAGCCCGAGCTTAATTTTTAACCCTTCCTAAAGGAAACAAATCATGGAATACATTATCCCTACCCTTTTCTTTGCATCACTTGCATCGTTTGTCTATTCCGTCAAAGACGACACAATGGCACTGGTTGCCAAAAAGTTCGGTTACAAAGTAACTGGTGTCGGTTTCAAGAAATCACACTACACACTCAGCAAAGCTGAGGCATTGCAGTG